GCGGTTTATTACATATCCTCGACAATTCTTACAACACGTTTAGCGTCTATCAGCTTAGTACCGAAAAGAAGGTCATACTGGACTTTGACGCCAAGATTTCCGTCATGCCATACGCTTATCCTGATTGGAAGACCGTTCATAGTCACAACTGAAGATCGCACACCTGTTGCTTCTGGGAGTACTGCGTAAGGTCTAGCCGCAAGTGCGATACCAGAAGGCACATAGCAAAGAGCCGACTGAGTAGCAACAAAGTTGATTTCAGCTTTATCAGATTCAGACGCCACTAGACCAGGAGAGAAAGTGATTGAAGTTGTATCGCCTAAAGTATAAGTCACGGCTGTTACTGTGTGCGGTGTTTTCGTTGTATCCGCAGCCATTACGAAAATGTCACCTACTCTAATAGGGTTAGTGTCATCATCGAATCCGTTTACGGTCATAGTAGTCGCACCGGCAGCATATCCANNATACGATCATAGTAGTCGCACCGGCATCATATCCAGTAGAGTTGTTGACAGCTCCAGCAAGGTCGGCAGGTGTATATTTCGCAAAAGCGTTGTTCTGGTAAAAGTCAAAACCGAAACGTCTTGCGATTTTGCCGTCTCTCATTACATCGTCAGAACCGGTAGTATCTACGTGCTGAAAAGCGTTAAGCTTCATACATGCACCGAGAATATCCGGTGAACCTTCAAAGACGCGGTTCATCATAGAAATTTCGTTGTTGCTGAGTTTAGTTCCTGCATCAGCAATAAAATTCTCACTTATGCCAGCGCGCGCATCAACAAAGTAAGTAGAACCAAGAGCGGTTTTGTATAGCTCTTTGTTTACTGTTGAAATCAAAGACTTAGCCATGCCAGAGCCATACGACTGTATAAGGTCATAAGGTGAAAGAGAAAGCTCTTTTCCTGTGAGGTTGATTGTCTTCTTCTTTGACTTGTCGAGCTTAACCGCAACGGTAGTCTGTGTGATGTTCGACGCTGAGATTGAGTCTCCCGGTGTCCAGTCGTCAGCATCTCCGAAATCTACGGAAATTGGTACGTTTACCGTATCGCCTGACTGCCCGAGTGTGCCGTCGTATTTACGCGACACTCTGTTCTGCATGCCGTACTCGCCGACATTGAGTTCATCAAACGCGGCTGCCCAAAATTCGGGGTATAGCGCGTCAATGTTTGAATTTGACATTTATATTCTCCTAGTCAATAAGTTTTGCCGTTCCAGCCTTAACAGCCGCGGCATATTGTTTCCTTGTTTCCTCATTCGCTGTAATTTCTGAGCGCTTGAAGCTTGTTTTATCCGCACCGCCTGAAAGTGGTTGCGAACCTGCTCCGGAATTTACGGGTTTGATTAAATACGGCTTGCCCTGTTCTGACTCTGCAAACGATTTGAAGAACTCGTTTACGGGTAGTCCGTATTTGCCATCGTCAATAACGACGGTTTTCTTGCCGTTTTCGTTTTCTATTTTTGCTTTTCTTAGAAAGGCTTCTGTAAGGATTGCTCTGTGAGCTGGATCGAATTTATCCGCTATTTCAGCAGTAAGAGCCTGAGAAATTAGCGTATTGTTATATTCTGCCTCGGTTTCAGTCCGCGCCTTGCGCTCGGCTTCAAGTTCGGCTGTAAGTTTTTCAAGCTTTCGCGATAAATCGTTGTCTTTATCTGAGTTTTTAGCTTTACTATTCTTCAAGTCAATATACTCATCAATATCAATTTCGTCAAGTCTTTTTTTTAGGCTTTCGCGCTCATCCTTGACCTTTCGGAGCTGTCTGAGTAGCTCATCTTTTTTGTCTAAAAGCCCCTTAATCTCTTCTTCTGATTTGTAACCAAGCGCGGAAACTATTTCCTTAAATACGCCTTGATTCTTTTCATCTTTCAGGAATTCTTTGAATTCTTCTGGTGTCATGTGTTATACCCCTATTTTTTTATCTTCCGCCCATTGAGCGTAGTTTTTCCAAGTAAATACTTCATTCTGTTCTGTCACGGGATCGCGCCCCATTCTGTATTCTGGCTTTTCGCCATTGACTAAATCTATGACCGTGCATCTGCAATTAATATCTTCTTCCGCAACTCCAAAGTCTCCCGGAAACATTGCCTCTAATCCATTAATTTTGAAAGGTTCGTTGACATCGACCTCTTGCCCGTCAAGTTCTGCGTGGCTGTCTCTTGTCTTACTGTCTAACGAGGCAATCCACATCCTTGTGATCTTTATCCCTTGCTCTTCAGCGTCAAGGCTTGCGGCACACGCTCCGGAATTAGCGGTTCTGTTAGCCTCTGTTTGTGCAATCCTTAGAGCTTTTGATGCGTCAGTGTCTATACGTCCTCTTATAGCTTCAGCCATATCTTTTGTTGACTTGCCCTGAATAAATCCTTGTGTAATCTCTTGTCTGATGTTTGCTAACGCTTGGAAATCATGTTTTGCGATAACGTTTTTTAAAGTGCCGTATTTAGGCACAAAGTCTTTTGCTATTTCAGCCCCTATCTTATTCCATACTTTCGTTGTTCCAGTAACAGACAATTCAATCAATTCCGGTTTAATCATACTAAATGTCATACGCGGGTCTACCCACGTCAAAACATACTGCTGTCTGTAATACGCGCCTTCCATAGCCTTAGAGCTTATTTGCTCAATATTAACACCTGCTTTTTTAAGCTGTTTAGCATAAAGTTTGTCGACATCCGCAAGCATATTATTTAAGCGGTCGTATTGTATCATTATGTTATAGTAATCTTTCGGATCGGTAGTGGTTAAATACTTTGCATAAGTAGCGTCAAGCTTTGCTATAATATCCTCACGTGCAATATTATAGTTGTTAAGCAGAGTTCGCGACAATTTCAAAGCGTCCGCTTCTGCCTTTGCTTTAGCTGATATTTGCGCTTCCTGAAGATTCATGCGTTATCATCACTATCATTATCATCAGAAGTTTCTTCTGAGTTCTGTGTGTTTGGCTGATTGTTCTGATAAGACAGCATAAACTCATCGACTTTTTTTTGCTTTTGCGCGTTAATGGCTGCGAAAAACATTTCTTCAGTCGTGTCTTTGCTGATCAATTCCATTTCACGCATGTTAATATAGTAGTCATGGTCTGTTATTCCATTGGCAGCCCATATTCCGTTAAGCTGAACGGCTTCTTGCATTGTGCTTCTTGCGCTGTCAAAGTCATCGTTAAATTCGACTGTAATATCAGCCTTTCCTGTGTGCCATGTTTCCATAAGTTCGCAAAGTGGAGTAAAGATAATGTCCATTACACGGCTGTAATCTTTAAGTGTCGCCGTTTCCCCTTCAGACGTGATCTGAGCTGTTTGTGCTGATTGTACGTATCTACCTTGACCGGCTATGATTGCAGACTGTAGAGACGCAAGTATCTCAATCTTCTTATTCATTGCTGTTTCAAGCCCGCCATCTGTCGACGCTTCGAGAAATTCCGCTCCGCCGTCAGTTGGCAGATTAAAAGACGCGCCGATAGGAATAGCCTTTGTATCATCTCCGCCCCTTGTAACAAGAGTGACCGCGCCTGTCATATGCAACCTGTTTTCGTAGTCAGCACTGTTTACGTATAGACCGCGATTGACTTCAGCAAAGTCATAAAGCTGAGGCTTGCTTACTTCGGGGTTTATTCCGGTATTGCAGCAAAAATAGAACGGTATAAAATCAAGCGCGTTGTTATTCATAATCGGGATTGTTTCGCCGGTCAGAATAAATTCGGTTTTATCTTTATCGCCCAAAGCCCATTCACGAACAATATAAACACCGTTTTCTAAGTGCAACGAACGCCAAACTTTTTTTTGCTTTTCATCAAAATCATTATACTCGTTAATGTTACCTTCAAGTACGACAAGCGTCAATTTGAGTTCGCCGTTTATGACTTCTGTTCGCCAGTTAATTATATTTTCAGCTTTGTAAATTACCGCATAAGGTCTTGATGATTCAACCGAGTAATCTATAAGCACACCCGCACGATTAACGCTGAATATCTCATCAAACACCGAACGCGCAAAAGAAGAAACGCTTCTTCCCGTAAGATCAAAATTCTTGAATAGATCTTCAGATAAACCTGTTATGTTTGGTTCTTTCCTGAATATCTGCCCGCGTGCGATATTGCAAACGCGCCCGACATAATTGTAGTACTTCGCACGGTTAATATACGCCTTATATGAGTCATCTGACTGCATTTCAGAAAGTCTCGGAAGATACTTGTCTCCGCCGTCCTTCATAGCTTTTTCGCCGTCTACTGAGTCACGCATAAACTGCCACATAGAAGCATATTTATTATAATCTGAATGTCTTTTGTCAACGTTACGCATAAACTGCACCGCTCCAGCCTGTTATTTTATTTTGATGTATCGAATAAGTCCCGCTTAAATAGCTTAATCCCCATACCGCTGCGTCTAATCTGTCCGGCGACTCATCACTTTCCGGAGTCCATTCGCATAGCTGATCTTCAAGCTCTTGAAACTCGCCGTAATGATGCACAAGTCCGCGTCTATACATATCAGCAATCGGCTCAGCTCTGACAGCCTTTCCGCGTGTTGCTCTAACTGCTTCGTATGGTATCGACTTATTATAATTTCTAATGTTCATTTCCACAAGGTCACCGCCTTGATTGACTTCTCCAATGACCTTATCCGCTGAATATTCGGCATAAGCATCCGCAACAACTTTACCCCAACCGGTCACGCCGCCTTGAAAGCTTTTGTCCGCTATAATGCAATAGTGATCTTCATTGTTGACTTTGTACTTTCCGCAAACAATAATTCCGGTCTCGTCTGACTGGTCTGTCCCGGTAACTGCAGGATCGACCGCAATAATTACGCGGCTCATCTTGTCAGGCAACGTGCTTATTCTATGCTGCATAATCCAGTCACGTTTCCACAATGCGTTCTCGCTATCGTCAGAATACTCGCCATAAAGAAAGCGGCGTTTCTTTTGCTCACTCATTGACTCGAGTGTTTCAATGTACCCGTCAGAAAGATTATCTTCGTTGTCTTTAGGGTTAAGCTTTATATAGCAATAACGACCGTGGTTATCAAGTTTTTGCTTTGTTTCTGGATTGACTTTATCATGAAACAGTCTGTATGTCCAGTGAGTTTTTGACGGCGGGTTTTGGTCTAATGCGAACAACGGCTTTACACCTTTTGACGGATTAAGTCGCGTTTTCATAGTCTCATAAATATAGTATTGATACTGACTTGCTTCCGACATGAATATGGTTGCCCATTCAGTGCCGAGAATCTTTTCAATTCTTTCCTTGTCATCAGTTCCGCCGATCCATAATTGAGAACCATTTTCAAACTCAATGAAGTAGTCTGATTTATTTTCAGCGTATTTAAGACCGGGAAAACATATGTTTATAACGTCCGGTATAGTCTTATGCCATAGAGACAGTTTTGCATGGTTAAAGTGTTTACGGAGTGCAATATGCTTACTGCCTGCATGCTTTAAAGATCTTACGATAATAGCGTAAATAATAATAAACGTTTTACCAGAACGTGACCCACCCTCAAGCATAACCTCAGGATAATTACACATTGCCCTTATTGCTTCTTGTTGCTTTTCGGTTTTTTTAAAGGTCGGAGTCTGATTTGTCAATATAAACTATTTCCTGTTTTCCGCTGTGCTCTATTTCTTGCTTCTCGGTATATCCTCGCTTCTTTCCCTGAGTCGCCAAATACCACTTAGCGTCAATAGTGTTTCCCTTTTCGATGCTTTCAATTATCTTTGCCTCTGCAAGGTCAAGCAAGGATTCTTTTTCGGCTTTGTAGGCTTCTTTCGTCTCATCGTACATATTGATATATCTTTCCGCTGTTTTCCAGTCGCAAGAAAGATTATTCGCTATTTTCTGGACTATCCCGCCCGTTTTTTTTATAGCTTCTGTTATTTGTTCTACTGTATAGTTAATAGCCATTGTTCACCGTCTCGGATTTTCTGGACTTATACTGCCTCATTCATATAATC